TGTTGTCCCAAATAGAAACATAGTAGGCCCCATCAGCATTAGTTTCTTCTATTGCGGCCTTTATGTTTTGATATTTTTCATCTTCAAATAAAATCGTGTCATAGTTGAATTTTTCACTACGGTCCTTGATTTCAATTAAGTATTTCTTACCTTTGAAAAATATAATACCGTCATAGTGTTCATATTGATTTGTGGTTTCAATAAATTCCAAATTTAAATTTTTGCATAATTTTTTGAATTTATCCCTGCCTGATTTTTCCATATCATTTATTTTTGAATTTAAATCCATAGGTTAATTCTTTTTTAATAAATAGTATAAAAAATGAAAAAATTGGTTTTTAAATAAAAAATCCCATAACTTTTTTTTGCTATGGGATTTGTAATCATAAGCATTAAATTAAAATTGCCAAAATTCTAAACACTGCTATAATTAATTCGATGTTTAAAATAATTGATAGCCACAAAAAAACATCCTTGAATGTAGTTTTCTCTTTTAATTTTTTCCACCAGTGTTTTAATTTTGATTCTTGCTTGATAATTACTGTGGCTGTTGGTGGCATATTAGCCAATTTTAAGTATTCTTCCATTGAAAATTGTTTGTTTTCCATAATTTTAATTCTTTATTAATAAATAGTATCAAACTTGAAAAAATCAATTATTATTATATTTTTTTTATAAAAATTTAATTTTAATTGGTCCTTTATATCCTTTTCTCCAAACGAACCAAGCAAACATTACAGCACCATTTGAATAATGTTCAAAGTCACCATTTTTTGCACACTGCATTCTCTTCGGTGAAACATATACAGTTTCGGGTGGATATTTTTTAAAAAACTCTCTTCTTTTTTCACTTTCTAAAAATTGGATGCGTAGTAGCATTGCAACTTTATTTCCTTCAGGAATAATTTCAATTGCCTTTTCAACCATTTCCTGTGCATATTTATAAGGTGGGTTAGTAACTATGTCTCCCAAAAAAGAATCATAATCAAAAAAATCAAATTGAAATCCATATCCTCTATTTATTATGTCACTACTAATTACATTATATCCATAATTTTTTAAAGTTTCTGATATGTGGCCCTGGCCGCAACAAGGTTCTAAAATTGAATTATTAAAATTTTCTTTATAAAGTAATAATTGAACAGCATTTGGGTCTGTTGCATAAAAATCATTTTCTTCCCTTTCTTCATTTGAAGCACAACTTGCTCCTATGGTCCTTAAATTTGTTTTACTATCCATTTTTGGTTGTTTATTAATAAATAGTTTCTAATTAGCAAAAAATCAATCAAAATGCATTTTTTTTATAACCAAAATAACCATTTTATCAACCAAACTGACATTTTTTTCAATTAAACTAATTTAGAATGCGTCTAAATTACAATCATAACTTATTGATTTACAGCACAATTAAAAAATATTTTAATTTAAATTGATTTTTTTTACTACTTGACAAATTTTTTTATTTTTATATACTATTTATATACAAAAGGCAACGGTCGATATACAACTCAAATGTGGAATGTCACAGTGGGTAAGACCAAAAAAAAATAAAGTTCTTTGATTTAAAAAACTATGACGGACCTCTTACGGCATTTAAAAGAGGTGTCACAACGGTAACGAATCGCCAAGTACGAGAATAAAGGACCGCAGTAGAAGTCGGGTGGCAGTAGCCATCAAATAGATGGTGAGACCTTGACACATTGTAACTCAAACCCCGATACCGTCAAAAACAATCAGTTTTTAAAAAACTACCGCCTCACTTGATGTCTTTGGGAAAGTGAGACTTTGAATGACAAAAGTTATTCAATCTGAGAAAGCAAATAACCCACGGTAGCATAAGTTTCTGATTAAGAGTAATAATTAAAAAAAATGTGGTCCCTCCTATAGGGATTACTGTATCTTGTAAAGAACAAGTGCTTTAGAGAATAAATTAAATTAAAATCTAAATTAAAAAATAAAAAATATATATAAATAAAAAAATTGAAGATTCTTAATTAATTTATTAACACATTTGAAAAATGTGAATGCGAAGCACAGCAAGCATAAAGAAAATAATTGAGATTTACGAATAACAAATATTACAAGTGCTTACGCAAATTGAGATTTTTAAATTTTGTTTTTTATTATAAAATATTTAATAAAATTCTAAAATGCGTTAGCACTAATTGATAATAGCAATGTAAAATCAGTCTTGGGCATTGTGTGCTCTGCCGAAAACAAACAAAAAGGCAAACAATCTCAACCAATCTAAGTTGGAATGTATGGGTTGTTATCTCAAGCCCTGAATTTTAAAATAGACTATCAATATCAAAGCACCTATTATAATAATAGAAAAGCCTAAAGTTATCCAAGCCCATCTTGGAATTTTTTCCTTTATTACTTCAACCTCATAAGGTATTGGCACTTCTTTTTCAACTATGGAATCATTAACAACAACCCTTTCAATATATTTGATTTGGTAGGTCACGGCACTCTTATTTTTAATTTCACCTCTCAATATATGATTTGTTGTATCAACCCAGCTTTTACTTTCAGCAATTGAACTATTCAAATATAGAGTATCATATTGCGGTACTATATCCACATATCTCTCAATTGGAATATAACAGACGCTATCCTTGGTTACAATTGAATCCTTGTATGTCCAAATTATTTCTTCTTTTTGGATTACTGTCGGCTGCTGCGTTTTGCAACCAACAAAAAATAAACATAGAGCCAAAATCAGGCCCTGTAGCAAGTTTTTAATTTTAAAATGATACATAATTCAACTTTTGTTTAAAGTGCCTTAAAACGGCTTATTTCAATTCTAAATATATTTGTAATTATTTTATGTTTTTTATTGATTTTTTTTAAATTATAATACTATTTATATATAAAGAAATTAAAATTATGAGATATATATCAAAGCAAAAGCAAATCCTGCCGCCAATTGAAAGCATTCACGATTATATTGATGCTGAAGATTACCTAATTAAAGAAATTAAAAGGCAAATTGTAAATGGTATGATTGAAAAATTGCCTTTCAAAATTAAAAAAACACCAACGCCAATAGGTTACGAATTTGAAATAGAACTTGATGTAATTGTCAAAGACACACAAGAAGAAATTGACAAATTAATAAACAAATATAAACACTGATTATTATGATTTGGAACAAAATTGATATTAAACCTGATACTAATAATTCAATTATATTTTTGACTGAAAACAATAAATTTTGTACATTAAGTGAAGGAAACAAAAATTTGACAACAGACTGGAAATGGTTGGTTGAAAAATATGCAATTAAAATTTGGGGTTATCAACAAGATTTGATTAACGACATAAATTTTCAAATTAGAAATTACAAATCAAGTGCATATGAAAAATTTGAAGATTTAGAATTTACTCATAACGAACAAGATAATATAGATGCACTTGACGATTAAAAAAGTTCTCTTATTTTTTAGTTTTTAGTTTTTTATTTAGTTATTTTTTTTAGGGCTGTCATAAAAGATGGCCCTTTTTTTATTGACTTTTTTGAACATTGAAACTATTTATATATAGAAATGCCGAATGAAACTTTAATAGTTCAAGCACGGATTAATAAAGAATAACTTATAAAAATTACAATTAAAATGATTACAGAAGAACAAAGAAATCGTTACAGAGAAAACCAAAAGAATTTCAGATTGAGATTAAAGACAGAACAAGGTCAAAGGGAATATAAGGCAAAGAAATTTGCAAATAGAATGAAAAATGAATATAAGGGCTTTAAATTTGCCTGTGATGGCATTACAACTTCAATTGAAGTAAATCTACCATTCAGATGTATGACATTCATAGAAAGACAAAAAAGGGTCGATATGAAGAAATATAATGAGATACAAACAAACCTTAAAAAAATGGTTGGTTCTGTTTATCAAAAAAGCCACATAGTTGTTGTTGAACCAGAATATGCACAAATTGTTTTATTGGGCAATGATGAAAATGAAGTTAGAAATGTTATGAATCAGTTTCTTCAATGGGGAATTGAAAAAACAAATGAATTTGGTGTATATACCAAGAACTGTAAAAAGTTAAATAATTGGTTTGATAGTAAACTTTTAAAGTAGTATATTTTCCACTTCAGTTTAAAATTTTCCGTTTAATTTGAATTTTTTACAATTTTTCAAAGTTTTTTAAAATTTTATACTTGATTGATACTATTTATTTATGTATATTATAACAAAAGAAACTAATAAAAATAACTAATAAAAAATAAGAAGAAAATGAAAAACATTGAATTTAGACTTTTAAGAGAAGAAGAAATTGAAGTAAGACCACAAAGCATCAAAAACGGAAAAGCAAATATGTTGCTTTATATGAACTCAAGAGTAGTTACAGAGTTGCTTGATGAAACAGTTGGTTCTATGAATTGGACATCAGAATTTTACGAAGTAAACAACAAACTTGTATGTAAAATTGGAATTTGGGACGAAGACAAAAATATGTTCATTTACAAATCAGACACTGGAAGTGAATCAAACATTGAAGCAGAAAAGGGCCAATTTTCAGATTGCTATAAAAGATGTTTAAGCAGATGGGGTGTTACGGAGTTATATTCAGCACCAAACATTACAATTGAAGATGATGGTTATGGCTGTAAAGGATATTATGTTAGACTTATAAGATATGATGAATATACAAGAAGGATAATTGAACTTCACATTTGCAACAGATTTGATAAGGAAGTATTCAGTTGGAAAATAGATAATGGCTATAATGACATTTCACAAAACACAGAAAATAAAAATAATTATGATAGTTTAGTTGAATTTTGCAAGAAAGCAAAATCAGAAGGTGCTGACCAGGAAACATTGAAAAAGTTCTACAAATACTATGAAGAAAAATCAAAGACTTGGAATGGAAAATTCAATGCAAAATCATTATTTGACAAGTGGGTTGAAAGGTCTAAACAATCAAGGCCAATAGCACCAAATTCAAATGATATGAGCATTCAAGAATATGATGAAAGAACTTATGGTGCTGATAGTGAAGGATTTTACTTCTAATATATAAAAAAAAGTGCTTGGTGGTAGAAATATCACCAAGCCATTTAAAAATAACTAAATTAAAATTAGATTAAAATGAAGAAAATATTTATAATTATAATATTATCAATAATATCAAATTTTTCTTTTAGCCAAATAATTGCACAAAATTATAAAATACAAGCAAAGCAAGAAAATGTGATAATACGCCAATATGATGTAGTTGAAGGGCTTGGAAACACAACAAAAGAAATTCTTACAAGTATTGCAAAGATAGATTATGAAACCTATTATGAATTGGTAAATTGCATAGAATATTGCAGAGACAATTTTTCAGAAATTGAAAATATGAATAATGAAAATGAAATAATAACACATAGCAAAAAACTATGGGCTTTTTATAGAAAAATAAACGATAAAACAAAAATTCAAATTGTATTATATGATTCAGATTATTATGAAAACATCTTAAACACGCATCACATAGTTATTATTTTTGATTTCTATTATGCTGAAGATTTTGATACAATTTTAAATTCAATAAAATTATAAAAATAGATAATTATGAAGAGAATATTATATATACCAAGCACTATGAATGGCGGAGTTTATTATTATAGGGTTTATACTCCAATGAAATCACTTGTTGAAATGTACCCAAATGAATTTGACATTACAATCAATAATACATATAAATTCACCGACCAAGAAAAAGATGAAATAGGAAAAAACTTTGATATTGTTATTGTTCACCAAGCATTATATAATCCTGAAATACAGGACGCATTCTGGAACACTATTATATATTGTAAGAAAACATCTGGAACAAGATTTGTACTTGACATTGACGACTATTGGGATTATGGAAAAACTCACCCATATAATAATGTTTGCCAATTTTTTGCATATCCTTTAAAGATGATGATGAATTTTAAATTGTTTGATTATGTTACAACTACTACAGAATATTTCAAGTCTGTAATTTCAGAATACTTTCCTGAAGAAAGAATAGTTGTTTTTGAAAATGCAATTTCATTGGAAGACACACAGTTCAATAAAGAAAAAAACAAATCTGATAAATTAAGATTTGGAATCACTGGCGGCTCTTCTCATACTGAAGATATTAAACAGTTGCTTGAAATACCAAAATATCTCACAGATAAACAATTAAATCAAATAGAATTGGTATTTTGTGGATATAATGCTGAAGATGCTGAAGTATGTGAAATTGATGACAATGGAAATATAACCAAAAAAGAAAAAATGGACATCAAAAATAATTGGTGGTACACTACAGAAAACCAATTTAAAAGTTCATTTAAAAACTATAAAAGAATAGAAACAAGGTCAATTGATAATAAAGAATATGGCAGTATTTATAGAAATATTGATATTTTGATGGTTCCATTATTAAACAATAAATTCAATAGATGTAAATCGGAATTAAAATTTATTGAAGCTGGTTTCACAAATACAGCCGTTATATCTTCAAATGTAATACCATACAATAATTTTGGCGAAAATGAGTACGATTGCTTATTTGTTAAAGAAAACACTCCTGAATCTTGGGCCAAGACAATAAAGAAGATTTTAAGAGATAAGGACTATGTAAAAATTATGGCTGAAAGATTAAATTCAAAAGTTACTGAAACACGAAATCTTGAAGACATAACAAATAAAAGAGCAGAATTTTTCAAAAATATTTAATTTTTTTACTTGATAATTTTGATTATAATTTGTATATTATAATAGAAACACAGTAAGTTTCGGCCCGCCATAGTCGGCTGTGTTTTTTATCATTAGGTTTTAAAATACCAACAAAAATTCTCTATCGTTATTAAACGAAAAAAGCACCTCTCTTCCCAAGGTGCTTTTTTTATTGTCTAAATATAAGGATTTGAACCTTAATCACAGCGACCCAAACGCCGTATTCTACCTGATTAAACTATATTTAGATTATTCGTTTTCTTCTTTCAATCTATAGAAAGCATATAGCCATTCTTCATACTCTTTCCTAAACTGTTCAATCTTGAAACTTGGACAAGCCTTGTTTGCAAATTCGTTATGGCAATGTATATCTTTTATTGTCAAGTTGAATTTTGAAAGCAATTGTTTTACAAGTGCAAACATACTCTCTTTCTGTTGTATTGTTCTTGTGTCTTTTGGATTGTTATTATTATCGACTCCACCAATATAACAAATACCAATTGATTTGTCATTGTGTCCTATTGTGTGAGCACCATCTATTTCCAAAGACCTTCCACCTTCTACTTTTCCGTCAAGGTCAATGACATAATTATACCCAATACATTTCCAACCTTTTTGTTTATGCCATCTGTCAATGTCGGCGGCCCTGAAATCTTTTCCCTCTGGAGTTGCAGAACAATGTAATATAATTTCTGTTATTTTTTTCATATTTGACTAATTTATAATAGTTTATATTTAATCTTCCAATATTTCTTTTTCATAATTATCATCTAAACCGTTACCATCATCATCTTTTCCGATATTAATTGAACTGCGTCCAAAATTAAATTTTGCAATTCTTCCATCCTCAACTGATTTTGCACCAAATGCTAAAGTGGGCCATAAAAACAATAATCCAACTGCTTTAAATATTGAACCATCAATTATAAACATTGGTGGAGTTAATGCACCACCTAAAAATAATGCTATTGAAATTACAAGTGTTATCCAAAAAGCAATTAGATAATGCTTATTTAAAACTTTTTGACATTTAATATCTTTTGACATTTTTAATTTTAATTTTTGGTTTTATTTGTTGCGGGTGTAAGATTCGGACTTACGATTTCAAGTTTATGAGACTTGCGTGTTAACCACTGCACTAACCCGCATTGAAAGCAGGGTTTTTAGACCCTGCTAAATTTATTATAAGTTATAAGCATCAACCTTAGTTACTGCTACTCCATATTGACCCTTACAGAACAATTTTATGTATTTGTATGTACTATTAATTGCCCAATTTACTGAGGCTGAAGTTTCATCACCATCAAGCAATAAATAAGGATGAGTAGTACCAGTGTCACTTGTATTATATCCTTCTGCATTTTCTCTTCTCAATAAATAAGGAGTGGCATTAGAAGAACAACTAAATGTGCAATCATAATTAGAACCATTCTTTACAACATTAAGAGTTAATGACACCATTTCAAAATGTGTTTCATTACTTACAATAGTTCCATCAGCATTAGAAAGTCTTGCAGTGTAAACACCTGGATTTAAACTGTTAGAAGAATAATTAAGTTTACCAAAATCATTATATCCATAATAATATTCATTAGGTGTAAGTTCAGTTATGTCAATTGTATCAACAACAGTTCCTTCGTTATCAATAACTTCCATTTTAGTATATCCTTTTACTATGTTGACTGTGAAGAATAAAGGTGCTCCTGTTTTAAATACAGCATAATCTCCTGCAAATGATTGAATATCAGTAAGTGGCTCATATATATAATTTTGTGTGAAGAAATCATTAATATCTATATCAGCATCTTCAGCAAAATTGTAAGGTGTATCAACTTGTTCCCAATTACTAAATCTTAAAACTTGTATTGTAGAATTTTGAGTACCATAGTTATAATGTGCGAGACGATTATCAAATTCTTCAGGAGTTATTGCACAAATATAAGGTGATGGCTTTGTTTGTTCACTCCAAACAATAAATTTTCTGTTTCCTTGTTCATCATCATATATTTCACTGATAATAGAAATATGACCAGTATTCCAAATCAAATCGCCTACTTTTACTGTTTGTCCTGTAACATTTTCAATTAATTCAGTATTAGGCACTTTAGCATCTTTAAAGAAATCAGCTCTATAAAACATTTTCATATTAAGTGCATATCCAACTAAACTTGAACAAACAATTCCGTAATAATTAACAGCTGCTGTATTGCTTCTTGTCACATAACTTATATTATAATCAGAAGTATTAGAATTTAATCTTTCTGTATAAGTAACACTATACTTATCTGCAATTGAGCTCAAATAAGTTTTTAAAGCAACTTCCATTCCAACGGCTTTTGAGTATTCATAGTTAGAAGAATATCCTACTCCAGCTCTAAGTTGGTTCAATCTGAAATATTGTCTATTCATATTATACAAAGGATGACCACCAACAGATGTGTTTGTAGTAGTAGTTGGCATCAAAGCTTGAGGATTATACATACAAGCAGTTAATTGTCTTATTCTACTTCTGAAATTATTATAATATTGCATATCAAAGTCAGGAGTTTCTAAATGAAGTCTTGAATCATTAAGATATACAAAGGATTTAGCAATATTTTCTTTATGCTCTATGTCACCGCCATCTTTTCTACGGCAAACAACTCTTACTTGATAAGGTATGCAATAGGCAATTGAATAGAAAGTATAATCTTGTAACCAAAACGCATAACTAAAATAATAATCAGTTTCAGGAAGATAATTATAAGAAACTATTTTGCCTGTCATATCATAAAGACTTGCAGAATAAACTTCATAATCATCATTTAATTTCAAATAGAATCCTCTGTTGCAATCTATAAAGCCAGTAGTTGCATATTTAGAATCACTATGTACAAAACCATCTAAACCTATTCTACCATCCTCAAATCCTATAGTTTGTGAATTTGATGTGTATTTCTTTGAATTTATCTCTAAATATTCTGGTGTATATCCACCTTTAGAATACATATATCTTGATATAGAACCTATGTAAATATATAAGTATTTTGCGTCTTCAGGAACTAAATATTCTTCTAATGTATTTGGTAATTGTGTACTGTAAACACTATTATATCCAGTTGCAGGTTTAACTGTTCCACTTTCTAAAGGTTCTTTAAGGAAATTAAATCTTGTTTCTCCAAATGATTTGATTTTTATTGATTTTGCCTCGTATAAAGGAATCTCAACTGAATAATAATCTCCTACATTGTAAATACCACCACTTGAAGTAATAATATAATTTGAATAAGGATAATGTCTTGGGTCAACCTTTACATACTCATAACTTGATTGTTCAGAACTTTTTATTTCTTCAATTTCTGACTTTACTATTTGCATATTGGCAATCAATCCTAATGCACTTGATTTTGCCATCTGTACTTTAGAAGGTATTCTCCAAGGTGATGAAGTAGGTGCGGTAGGTTCTGTTTGTTGATAATTAATACCTGTGAAAATAATGTTTATACAGTCACTTGGAATTGAAAATTGTTTAGTTTCACCAGCTGGCACAACGAAAGCAGCTGTTTCACTATGAACATTAGATATAAGATGATTGTTAAGCAAAGTTGTTAAAGTTTTGCTATTACCTAAACCATCACCACTTGCATTTGTAAAAGTAACATAAGCATCCCAATCATTATTAGCAGTGACAATTACTGTGTCATATCCTTCTGAAGTAAGATTTGCAAATCTTGTAAGACCTATTCCTACACTATGAGATATATTAACACTTATATTATTCCAAGAAATATTTGATGGTGATAAAGGAATATTATAAAAAGCTCCTCTATTACCAACTAAATTATCTATTGTAATCAAATCACCATACAAAGCTTCTTGCATAGGTTGAACATTGGTGTCTATGTATTGATAGATTTCTGTAGATTCTGTTATGTCTGTAACAATAAACTTAACTTCTTCACCATAAGTTGCTCTCATATTTAATGAAAGATAACCATTTTGAGTAGCTTCAACATCATAATATGTTTCATATGGACTTGTTTTATCACCACATCCTCTTGAATAAAGTGTAACAGGATTTTCTAAATTTTCATCATAGTTATATATACCAAGCAAAACATAATTGTTTGAAGTATATGTTATTCCTGAAAAATTAACATCAGTTCTTGAAGGATAAATTCTATATTTATGTCCAGCATAACAATATACATTATATGATTGTAAAGTATTACCATCTCCAACAAAAGGCAAAGTAAATGTTCTATTTTTCAATTCTTTTCCTTGATTTGCTGAAAGAGATTTATCTGTAGAATCTGAAGTTAAACTATCTACAACTATGTTACTTAAAGTAGTATTAATATCACTTTCAAATTCTGTTTGAACATCATCAATAGCATCAAGCATATCAGTAAGTGTAGTTCTTAACTTTTCGGCTGTAATTGATTGAGTATTATTATCAGGCAAATTGGTATTAATTTCCTGAATTATTTCTGTGTAATCTGCCATTTAATTATAATTTATAATTTTATTTATTTTTATATATAAAAAATTAAAATTAGGTTTTTTATCAAATATACTTTTCAACCCATTTAAACCAATCATCAGAATATGGCTGTGGAGCAAATTCTCCAAGTTCCAATTTAATCATAGCGCATAATGATTTGTTAGGAGTTGTAATATTGCAAGTCATATATGCACCTGCGCATTCTGCACTGAATTTTTCGGTAAAAGTCGTAACATCACCATTGGTCCAATCTAAATTATCAAATTTTTGCATAACAGTCTTAATGAAATTAGCAAAAAATTCAACAGCAGTTGATTGTATTTCAATTTTATTGGATTTATCTAATGTCAACCTATCAACATAGAATAATGTAAAAGAATAAGTTGTAAATTCCTCACCAACATTATGTGTGTTTTGTGTAACACAGAATGCTGCATATTTTTGCTGATACTCATCTTTGTTTAAATCATAAATATCACCAGTTTCAACAATTCCATTAACATTTGGCTGATTTTTGGCAATCCAATTAAGCAAATTTATAACTTCTATTAAAGTCATAATTTTTATTTTTATTTATTTTTATTTATTTTTATCCCTTTATTCCAAGGAGTTTTTCCTTTTTTAGAATCAGATATTTTTTTTCTTGCTTCTTTAGATAATGGTTTTCTTTTTAAAGCAGATTCTCTCATTTTTTGTTTTGTTTCTTCAGAATGTGGTTTAAATGTTTTTCCCTTTCTACTTTCAGATATTTTATTTTTATGCTCTTCTGTAATTTTTTTTCCTTTTTTAGAAATACTCATTTTTTGCTTTGTTTCATCTGAATGTTTATATCCTTTATTTCTACCTTTACCATTTCCACCAGGAATTAAATTAATACATAAATTATCGGTAATATACTTATCTCCTATAAGTTCATTTTCAGCAATATTAAGTTCTTCAGGGGTATTATAAAATTGAATTATAGATTTAACATAAGTTATACCTTCTATTTTATCATAGCACTTAAAATAATCTTTAATTATTCTTCCACTGCCACAATATCCATCATTTAAATTATTTGTTCTATGCTGTCCATAGTAATAATGTCCCGCTAAAGAACCTTTAAGTAAAGTTATCTTATATGTGTAATAAAACATCTTCAAAATTAAATTTTAATTAAAATTATTTAGATGGCCAATTCATTCCTCTTTGATACCTATAAGGGAAAAATCTAAACCAACCTCTACCTCTTGCTCCACCTAAAAATACGCTTGGTGATGCGGCTGAATATAAAGTACTTCTAATCTTCCACGCTTGGCATTCTGTAAGTTCAGGAATTTCAGTCAAATGTTCCATCAAGTAATTTTGAAGCAAATAAGCATAATGTGATGCCTTTGTATCATAATAATTTTTCATTGTCATTGTATCATCAAGGCCCATATAATCCATATTTTCATCCCTTGTTTGAATAAGGCCAGCATTGTCAATTTTCATATTAAGCATCACAATTATTTCTGCTATAACTCTATATGTTATAAACATTTGTGCTTTGTCTAAAAGTTCTTTGTATTTTGCATTTTCTTCATTTGATATTTCTCCGCTTTCAACAAGGTCTTGAAGTTTTTCAAATAAAAGTTG